ACGCTCATTGATGAGCTACTAGAACCCCCACCTGCACTAAAGCTCCCCCCTGTGTTAGCACTACCAAATAATTGTGCGGCCTGTGGTAAAGCTGTGGCTGTTGAGGTAGCACCTCCTCCACCTTCACCACCACCTTCACCACCACCTGCAGTTGGAGTCGCACCAGGCGATGACAATAATTGCTTAGCCTTGGCTACATTGGTAGCGATTTGAATAATACCACTAGCAAATTGTGCAATACCTGCAGCACCTGCAGTAATTCCATTTAATGGGTTAGTATTTGAAGCTGCTACTAATCCTGAGATAGCCTTAGCAGTATCAATACCTATTTGAATAAGAGCAGTGGACTTGTTAAATTTCTCTAGTTTCTTTTGGTCTTTAATAAGCATTCCCCCTAAGTTAGCTAGACCATCTACTGTATCTTTTGCTAGTGATAGTTTTGCATCCCTTTCTTTTTGTGCTTCTGCTACCTTAGCATTCTTAGCTTCAATTTCTATATTGAGTAACTTATCCTCATGGGCTTTCTTTAATAACTCAAGAGTTTCATAGTTACCATTAGCAGCTTCTACATCCAAAATAAATTGTGCATTTTCTGCTCCCCTCTTTTGGGTTGCTTCATCTTGTAGGGTGAGTAATAACTCCTCCTGCGCCTTTACCCTTTCAGCTTCTTTTACAGCCTTCTGTGCTTTCTCCTGCTCATCATATATAGCTATTAATGTTTTTTTCTGTTCAGCTGTTAGGGTAGTGTTAGCCAGTGCATCTGCTCTTAGTTTCTCATATTGAGCAGTCTGTGCTAGTAATTCCTTTTCCGCCCCCTCTGCCATAGCATTGAATTTAGCATCCAATATCATTATCTCCCCATTCACTACATTATTAGCCTCATTAATCTGAAGCTGTTGCATATCTTTTTTTCTTTGCTCTTGTGCTTGAGTTAGTAGGATAGTTTCTTCTTCTGTTAAATTTTTGTGTGCATTTAATTTTAGATCTTCTAGTTGTTTATTGTATTGTTCCTCTGTAATCTTTTTAGCTAGAAATTGCTTATCTAAGGCTTCTATTTCAGTTTTTATAGTATCAGCTAGAAAGTTATTCTTGAAGTCCATGAATGCCTTTTGTCTTATGGCTTTCTCTTTCTCTATCCCACTCTCCATAGCATTATTCTCACCATCGGCAATCATGCTTGCTAGTTTTAACTTTTCTGCATTGAAGGCTTTAATATCAGCCAGTTGCTCTTTGAGATTATCCTTATTACCTTTCTTACCTTCCTTTACTTTCTCTTTTTGCGCAGCAATCTCTTGAGCATCAATAACTTTCAACTCATTAAAGCTATTCCTCCTAGCCTCCCCCATTGATACAATAAGTCCCCTAGCCTCTGCCATAGCCTTATTCCCTTCTACCTGTCTCTTTCTTTTTTCCTCATCCTCTATGTTTAAAGTCTGTAGTTCCTGTAGGTTAAGGTATATCTGTTGTAGTTTTAATCTACTCTCTGCTATCACTTGTGTTTGATAGGCTATAGAAGCTTTAATCTTAGCACGTTGTAACTCAATAGTTCCTTTGCCCTCAGCTTTAGCAAGTGCTATCTTCCTATCATAGTCACCCATTTCAGACTTATTGGCAGCATCTAACCTTTGCATTCTCTTTTCACTTGCAGCTGCCTCTGCATCCATCCTCGCCATTTCATTTTTGGCCCTTTCTTCACCTGCATTATCAGTAAGCCCCATCCAGTCGGTAAGCATTTCAAAGCCTGCTATGAGAGCATTTATAGGCATCATTAAAGCATCAATAACTACCTGAAGTAGACCGAATTTTTTCATTACCAAAACAATAGCTACTACAATAGCTACTATCACAGCCACCAATAAAAATATGGGGTTAATAAGTAATTGTGCCCCTAACTTTAAGAAGGTACTACCTAAAGTAGTTACTGTTTTTGTTAAGGCTCCCATTCCAGCTATTATAGTTTTTGGATCCACCCCTTTCATCGCTGTAGCAAAAGTTGTTGCTTTGGCGGAAGCCTCTTCAAAGTCTAAACTCATCAAGCTATCCTTAATACCACCCAAGCCATTACTCACCTGCTCAAACTTTGAGCCTGTAGCAAAGACATTTACTGCCTCATTAGCATCTTTAATCTTATCAGATAGTACACCAGCTTCCTGTGATAACCTAGCAATATCAGCAGGGTCAGTAGCGTTGGCTATCTCCCCTTTGAGTGCTTTAAGTTCTGCTTTAATGGCACCGAGTCCTGAGACTTTTATAGGTATTTCTACTTCGTTCATTTATGTGTAGTATTTAATTTCGATTGTTGTTCCATCTAAGTATCCATCAACAAAGCCAACCCCTATTTGGGTGGTGGTAACTGATACTGTATTTGAGCTTGTAGAGTATTGAGCAGATATTACTCCGTCAAAGTTTATATTACTAATCATTATAGTAGGGACGTTTGTGCTAGAGATATATGAAGGCTCGTAAGCATCAAGATACCCCTCATAAGTACCTACCCCTGTTCTTGTCCAAGTAACACCCCCTAAGCTATCATTTTTAACTTGCGCTATTGGATCTGTTATACCTGATTGTGTTAAGTTAGCTATGTAAATTAATGGCACTATACCTGTAGCTATACCATTTAATCTATTAACCATTAAGCTATCAGCTACTAAGGCATTCTCACTGATGATACGATCATCCCCTACTATCACTGATCTAGTACCACCCACTATTACGTTACCTCTACCATTCACAGTTGCCGTTGCCTGATTAGAAAATACATTAGTGTTTACCATCTTAGTGGTGTTTACTTTACTCATTGCTAACATTTGTATAGGCCCTATCCCTGCAGGAGGTGTAGGGATCACTGGTCCACTAGGTCCCATAAAGGGTGTAAAGTTAGTCTCAGAGTCTATGCTGATGAGTTCTACCTTAGTGAGCGTGTTAGCGTTGGCATCGTAGTCAATTACCTTATTGATATTCCACCATGAGTTATCTATCCTAATCTTATCATTTAACTTCATTGATTGGATGTCAGGCTCTTTCAAGTTAAACATCGCTGTGAGCATCTTACCGTTATTAATTTGCCCCATAGTCCTTCTCCAATATCTATTGTACAAGTTATTTTCTGTAAGGCTAGTAGGTTGGTAGTAGTAATAATCACAGATAGCGTAATTTATATCAAAGGTTGGTGTCAATGGATCATCAAAGTGACCAACTAAAGGATAGTTAGTAAGGTTTATCTGACCAACACTACCATAATCATATATATAAAATTGTCCACAGGTAGCTAATGGCTGCCCTGCCGTAGTCTTATCATATAAGATACGTATATTGGTCTCAGGTGCAGAACCTGCTATCATTGGTACAAAGGCACCGAAGACTGTTTTTATAACAGGAGTAGGACTAAACAAATTTGATTTAGTGGTTACTTCCTTTACATACTCATTGTCAAAGATTACCTCAGCTTGTCCATAGATATTACTAGTAGCATTGGTATAAGTGGTGTTAGGATTATCCTTGTCGGAAGCGTATGTAAGTATTATTTTCTTGCTTGTTATCTCAGGAAGGAAGGATAAACTTTGCTCCTGCTCCTTAGCCAGCTTATCGGTCCAGTCCACCTCAGTACCTGCATCATAGAAGTCGTCTCTATTTTGTAATAATAGTTTATTAGGTTGTGTACTATCTACTTGAGCGTATATATTATACATGTTAAAAATACCCTTAATAAAGTCACTTTGCTTTATCTTCTTAGGTACGTAATCATTAACCTCTATTGTACCTCCTATTGCATATATAGTACTGCTAGGAACTATGCTTATTTGTATAGAAGAGATAACAGCTTGTATAACTATCTGCCCTGATGCAGGAGCTACACCTGAGGGGGAAGTTTTTCTCCAGTTTCTTACAGATGCAGCGTTGTTTATAGTCGCATAGTGTTGGCTTACATTTAAACCTATAGTAGCAGATGATAAGTTATTAAGTAAATTATAACTAAGTGGTATAGTAGTCTGTACCGTTTGTGTTAGTAAAGATGTAGTACCATTAGGGATAGTTAATGGACATTGAACAGCATTTTGCACCCCTAACGAAGTAGCTGTTGGTGAGGTGTTGGTATATAGATTACTAAAAATAATAGGCTGAGTACCTGCACTCACCCCTATAGCAGGCTTGTAAAATACATTAGCAGCTGAATTATTAGCACTACCATACAAAATACCTCCTGATGTATTTACCAGGTTTAATGAGTAAGTCATAGTAACGCTATAATCATAACTCTGCGCATTAGCTGAACTTATGATGAATGGTGTAGTATATACACCTGTGAGAGGGTTAAATATATTTTGTATATCTTCTAGTTCAGTCCAAGCTGTTATGTTAATCTTAGTAGCAGGTGTTTGTGTGGTAGCTATTACTGCTATGTTAGAAAAACCTGCCAAGTTATTAGCTCCATTAATAGTAGTAGCTACAGTCTTTTCTGCTTTGACTAAGTAATCTGCATAATCAAAGTTATCTACCCCTCCATTGTAAGGGATAAAGAGCTTATCAAATCTATCATAAGATAATGTAGGCCAGTCATAGGTAAAGCCAGCATCTTGAAATATCCTATCAAGATAGACCTTTGCGAATACGGCAGGTTTAAATTCTTGAGTGTTATAGACGGCATCACCAGATCCAGGTAAAAAATATTTAAATCCATTCACTACCGTATTAGAAAATCTAGCTACCACATTAAATGCATCGTATGTATGGTTAAGGTCACTGAAATCTATATCAGTTAATTCCTTGTTAGCGATAGCTGTAAAAAAATCTGCTTTGCTATCTTTGATTAGTACCTCATAGGTTACTTGCTCCTCATAACCGTCTGTTAACTGTGACTTTACAACACCTGTCAATTGCATTGAACAATCCTCCATTATCGGTATGCCATCCTGAATAACAGCACAGGTAGTAAGAGCATTAATGTTAAATGTACCCTCAACTATATTCACATCATAGTAATGGTTCAGTAGGTTATTGTTATTCTTACTACCAGTAAGAGTAATAGTTTTAGAGAAATTACCTTTGCGTTGGCTTATATCTCTTATATCTCCTGCTTGAAAGTTAAGAGGAAAAGCTGTACCTTCCTTGACATCTAAAAACCCTGTACTAAGTTGTATCTTAACCATTGACTATATTATTATTAGCTAACTTGATTGTAATGTTTTGCTTAATTAAGTTCTTATTTCTCTGGTTGTATAATTGGTAGTCTGAGGTAATAATGTTACAACTTATGTATTCAGTGCTTTCAGGTATATCACAGTCATTTGCATAATTACTCTGCTTTACATAAGTGAATGGAGAAGAGATTAACTCAGTAAAGTAGTTAGCCATATCCATAGTCATAAAGTTAGTAGCTAGGTCAATAGTTGTTTCGGTTCTTATGTATGTGTTAGTCATTCCTCTCTCTGTAAGAGCATAGTCCCATTCATTACTACCATTGATAAAGCCAGGCACATCTTGATTAAACTGCTCTCGTATTACGTTACCTTTCTCATAGCTGTTAAGGCTAAAAGCAAAGCTGTTCCACGATCCCATCTTGTCTAAGAATAAGATACTGTACTCAGTGGTGCGGATCCTTCTATCTAGCATTACTCTATACTTTGATGAACTTACCACCCCATTACGCTCATAGTGGAAGTCATAGTACTCAGTGGTAGGTTCTATCAAGTTACCTGAGCCAAAGACAAGAGTAAGTGTTCCAAAGTTGTTAGGCCCTACAGATACACCACTAAGACGATCAACAGCTGTTACATTCTTTTCAAAGATGTTACCGCCATCGTTACTAAATACCATTGTATCAGGCGGAGTAGGTGAGCCATTAGCTATGCAGTTCACCCACATATCTTGAGACAAAGTGGAGTACATATTTTTATTGGCTGATGGATAGCTAGTAAGGAACTTATCAAAAACTCCGTTAAGCATATAGTCCTGATAATCATAGCTAGGCCATTCACTCCATTTGATAGCTCCATTGAATACATATCTGTTTAGTTGTTGAGCTAGATCTCTATTGACTGTCTTTCTCCCATCTGCATAGGTGATGGCACCATCTATATTGATATTGGTTACCAAAGAGAATAAGCTATTTACCACTATGTAAGCAGGGTTAGCTACTAGCACAGTGAAGAGTCCCTCAAGGTTAGGGTTAGCTACACCTAAGTCAGCTTGAGTAATATTGATTTGATCCCCTACCACAAAAACATTAGCTACATCTATTCTTACTCTTCCTGCAAATGGAGCTGTTGTCCATTGAGTAAGGGCAGCAGTGTATAGAGTGGTAGTAAGGTACTCCTCCCCTATCCTTACATCATATTTGTAGTAGCTGTTAGTGGCGTTGTATGCTGAGGTATTTGTTAGGTTTAAGTCATAACTTACCTTGGCTTGTAATAGCTTAGATAGATCTATCTCCCCAAAGCCAGTGCCATAAGTAGGAAGCACCCTGTACTCTGCTATCTTATTTAAGGTGCCACTCTGATATATATCATAGATAAACTTGAAGCCTTGCAGTGCTACATTAGAGGAGCTGTAGATATACTTAACAGGGTTGTATGCAGGGACTATTACTTGAGGGGTTGCTTGTGCTACTAATGCCATTACTTGTCTTTACCTATATTAGCTCCATTACTGTTATTGTTTTTAAAGCCACCCATAGCTACCATATACGCATGATCTAACATCATTAAATGCTGTTGCATCCTACTAGGGTTGTTGAATACTATCTCTACCCTCTTACCTGTCTTATGATGGATGTATGCCTGCACCACCTGTATCTTATGTATTGTATCAGAATGCATAGTAAGAGTCATCAGTGTAATACTCCTGCCTTATGTGAGTAGTGGCATATCTAATTGCATCCATAGCATCATCAAATAATTTGACAGGCTCATCTGTTATGAAGTCCCCTATCTTCTTCCATTTGTAGTTCTCATATTCTCTCCTCAGTGCCTTATCGTCCTGGCATATAACTCCGAAGCTCTTAAGGTTATCTATCCCTTTCTTTACTACCTTGTTAGCGTTCTGTACATCATAGCCTGCTATGTTCATCTCTTGTATAATTTCAGGCCTAGAGTAATCTGCTAAGATGGTTACAGTCTGTTCTATACCTAGTGTGCCTAGCTTCTCTATGAGCATAGTAGTGGTGAGGTAGCTCTCATATATAACAGGCTCTACGTATATGTCATTATCACAGTAGTACACCCTCATTAAAGCTGTGGGGTGATTATACCCAAAATCTAATCCATATACGTACTTAACAAACTTGCTAGGCCTATGTGCCACAAATAACCAGTTACTGTAGATGTTACTCTTAGAGGTAGCCTTCTCCCCCAAGGCATATATTTGATATAGTGCTTCATCCGTTCTCTTCAGATCCTCTATCTGTGCCTTAATGCTTTCAGGAAGGAAGGGGTTATCTTTGTACGTGCTCTTTATCTTTACGCTCTCATCTGCAGGTAATTCATACAGCCATGATGCACTATCACTTGGGTTATAATCAAAGATAAGCTTATCCTCTGTTCTCATATTAAGCTGAGTAAAATCATCAAAGTACAGCTCATTAGCTTCATTACACCAAGCTATATCCCTTTTCCTACCCCTTATCTTTTGCTCATCATCTACTGAAAAAAACTCCACCATAGAGCCATTGGCAAAGGTGTAGATGTGCTCACTCTTATTGTGTGCCTCCTGCTTATACAGCCCTATATCTTTTAATATCTCTATAAAGTCCCTAAGTACTGTAGCACGTAGAGCAGGGAAGGTTTTGCGTATTACGCTCACCACCTTATTATTGTTTTGTAAGCAATAGATTATCATAAGCTGACAAAGGGAGTAAGTCTTAGAGCTCCTGCTTCCACCCTCATTAATAATAAACCTCTTATCTCCTAAGATAGCATCATAGTTTTTCTCAAAGATAGCAGTCGCTTTTATATCCATAGCAAAGCTAGTACCTAGTTAGATACTATATTGTTATTATTATTATTATACTACTTAACTATAGTTACAGTTATAGCAGATATTTTCTCATCACCACTGGTAACATCTGTGTGCTCTTTCAGTGCATTTATTCTTTGGGTGATGGATGCATTATACTGCCCTACCATTCCACCCTCTATCTGATCCATTCTAATTGCTTCCTCTATGCGTGAGCAGATTGTCGTATAGTCAGAATATCTCCCCCCTGTATTAGCAAAGTAATCCTGCACACTACACTCTTTATCAGCAGCATAAGTTCTAAACCCTACCTGAGTTAAAGGTCTCTCTAAAGGGATAGCTGTAGCCTCACCTGTTTTAGTAGATAAGCTGTAAGAATATCTAGGTGTAGACTTACACCAGTTTTTGTATCCCTCAAATAGCTCCCACATTTTTTCAGGGGTTTCTATATGCTTTGGTCTCATTTTTCTTCGTTCTCTACCCCTTTATACTTGGCTTTAGGAGTGCTCTCTTCAAATAGATACCCTAATCCTTTAGATGTATAATACTTATGATCTTTAGCAGTCTCTTCTGTTACTGTAAAGCTGGTCTCAAAATTACCATTATACATAGTAATATACTTACCTAGGTGTTCCGTTTTTATCTTCATACTGTAGTAAAATTAAAAAAGTGTAATATAATGTTATCCATATTCCTGCGGCCCTACTGGCCCATATATAATCTAGTGTAAACAAAGCTAATCCACAGCTCAGGGCTGTAAGTAAGCTAAAGATACTAATAACTTGGCTCGGTTTCATACCTATATTGTAATTTATTTAGGTTTTGTTTCAATTCTTTTATGAGATAGTAAGCAGATGTATGAGTAATACCAAAATAAATTGCTAAAGACCTTGAGGTGGTATAACCTTTATCGATGTAAGCTTCAAATACTATTTTTTGCACCTGGTCTTTAATTTCTGATCTATAAATCTCTATAAGTCCCTTATTAAAAGAGTATATCTTATCCTCCCTTATCTTATCTACTAGCTCATCATCCTCTATCCTATCAGGTGAGTTATCAATTATAGCCGTTATCCTATCGTCTTTATGGCTCTTTGATGTACTCCATAGGATTTGGTATTTAATGGTGTTTAGAAGGTAGCTTTTAACCTTATCCTCATCTGCTACATAATCATTTATAGTAAGCACATGAATGTATGAGTTATTTATGACTGTATCAGCGTCTATGTAGCTACCCATCTTAGATAGAAAGTAGGCAGTATATGCCCTCACCTCAGGGTAAGCCCTGCTAATGTACTGATCTAAGAGCTTTTTCATACCATATCATAAAATCCTTATGCCATATTCTCCTCCTCACAGATGCACAGAAGCACTCCCTAGGTTGCGCCCCTTCATATTTTATCCTTATCTTTAGCATTGCCACACATGAGTGCTTAGAGTACCTGATATTTTCAGGTAATAACTCTATCTCATCTATTAGTTTTATCTCAGCTTCTGTAAACATTCATCTAAAATATAAGCAAGTAGTGCAGCCTGACAAGCAAGTATAAAATCAAAGGTAAAAATTATAGTAAGCCAAAAAGCCACACATTTAATACAGCCTAATGCAGAGTGTATATGTATGGCTATTGTGCTACTTGGTCTATACTTAAATAAGTAATCAAAGGTTGCTTGTAATGGCTCAAAATTAACAAACCACCACGCTAATGGTACAAGAGCTAGTAATATCATAGCTCAAATATAGTAAATAAATTAGAAAGGCAGATCATCATCACTATCGTCCACCTTCAAAGGTATCTCTGTTAGCACTGGTCTCACGTATGGCTCACTAAATGATGCACTAAAATATTTCATGCCTGACTGTGAGGTCTTAAGCCATAGAGCTACCTCCATGTCTTTACCATTAACGTTTACCTTCCCTTTGTAGTCCGGGTGACTCTCTGAGGTTTTCTTATCATTTTTAAAGATAGCACCTGAATTATTCTTTGTTTCCATTGTTAATTATTATTAATTATTGTTAATAAATACATTATAAAGCAGTACCACCCCCACACAATCGCAGGGGCTAATACTATTGATAGTAGGATAATCATAATCTTCTCTCTTTAACGATAGGTATCTCTTCTCCATATACCCTACCTGTAATCTCTTCTGCATACTTTATGGCTTCTTTGGCTATATACTTAGCTGATACTCCTGCACCGTTTGTTATAAGTGCTTGCATGGCTAATAGGATCGCCTCCTCTTTAAACTCTTCTCGTGATTTCATAGTTGTGTTATTAATTGGTTAAAATACTCCCTGCACTGTTCTACCCTCACTTTTATCTGTTCTATCACCTCCTCATCTCTTTGTATAGTAAATACCTTTACTCTCTTAGCATCAGGGATATTATCAAAGTTGTGCTGGTTCTGCACCTGGTCTCTTAAATCCAGGCTCTCCTCCATTAGTCCTAGCTTATAGTGGGCGCTCTTAACCTCCTGCTCTACTATTGCATGGGGTGTATTGGTTAGGCAATAACATAACAGACTTTCTGTTTTTCCTGTTAGCCACATATACCCTTGAAGCTGGTAGTAATAATCTTTATTAGGGCATTCAGTTTCAAACCAAGGAAAAGTGCTACCACTCCATGAATTTTTAACATCTATTAGCACCTGATCTGTAATTACATCAGGCGTTCCTGTTATCCAATCATTACTATATTGCTCCTCATTCTTAAACAGGAAGCCCTTATCTACCTGTTCCATTACAAAACTCAGGCACATATCCTCACACTCATTGCCCTTATCAGTATATTTAGAGCTAAATTCTTTTCTTATCCCATAAACGTGTGCCAAGGCTAATCCTTGAATAAACGTTTTGGTTGTTTGTGATAGTACCTCCCCTTTAGTTTTTGGGGAAGTCATTACCTTACCTATAGCACTACATCTTATTTTCATATTACAGGTATTAATAGGAGTGAATTTATCTGCACTTCTGTAAGGTCAAAGCTTTCCTTTAATTTTTCTACTGTGTACTTTCCATCTGCTATAGCTTTCACTGCCTCAGTAAATCTTTTATTATCCATTTTAGGCTTTGCAGTAGAAGCCACGTGTCCATCATCATCAGTTGCTTGCAAAGTTAGTAAGCTCTGTATAGTGTATCGCCTAAAATAAGAAATTTGGCTACCCTGCTTCTGTGCATCTAAGCTAAGGTCCAAAGTCATGCAGCTAGAGATACTAAAGCCAGTGTATATGCATACTATCTGAGTACATACGCTACCGCCTTCTATTGGCTGTAATAAAAGCAGATCATGCTGTAATAAAATAGGTTCAACGGTCTCTAAGATAGAATTAATATCTGCATAAGACTTTTTGAAGTGTGGATTAGTAGCGTTCTTATGTACTTTTCCGATTAGTTGTTTAGCTTTGTGAAGCCTCACATAGAAGGGAGCAGGCTGCTGCTCAACCTCCTTAGGCTTTACAGCCCTTGTAGTTGTTTTTTCCATTGGTTAGTTATTAATTATTTACAAATATACTACTTATTAATCTATTTTAACACTATTATTTAAAATAATTTCTCTTAGCTTATTACTTACCTAATGTAGGATTGCTTTTAATAATTATTTGTTGTTATAGTTTTGGCAAAAGTTATCGTACCAAATCACGAAATCATCAAAGGTTTTAGTAATTATATACAAGCCTCCTGCATCTTCTATCATTTGTTGGTATTTTTTCTGCACTTCACTCTGCTTATCCTTACCTATCTTTACCTCTATCTTTACAGAACGGCCGTAAATAGTAGCAGATATATCTGCGGATCCAGGAGTTCCTGTTCCCTTAGTCCACTGCCCTGCTGTTTTAGTGCCATCAGTTCTATAACTTTGCCTAAATACTCCCATTGTATTTATCCTTTCAGCTTGGTGCTGTGAGAAGTTCAAGAAGTCTTTTACACATTTAGTTAGTCCATTAGCTGTAGCATCTGAGTACTTAGTAAATGGGATAATGTGCCCTGGTGCTGATGGGTACCTGTAGGACATGTACTTTCCTTCTAAGTCCTTAATTCGTTGTTTGTTTTCTTTTGTCATTAAAAGCATTTTTATATTCATTATTTAATTCTATCCATTCTTTACTGTAATCTCTACCTCTTTCAGCTTGTTGTAATCTATAAGTAAGGCTCGATATTGGCATTTCACTCTTGTAAATTCTTTCTGCAAGCTCTCTGTCTTTTTCATTTGCTTCGCATAAATATAAGAATTGAGTTCCGATATATTGCTTATAATTATCTTTTCGTTTTCCATAAGTTAGTTCTATAGTTGGTATTTTATACTGTTTAATTTTTATTATATCTTTAGCATCTTTAGCATGTGTTATATTTACCTCCACTATGCACATTATCTCACCATCACTATCTAAAAATAAGCAATCAGGTCTCATAGAGTAATCAGGTATCTTTGTTTTTATGTATCTAGCAGCCTCAGCTTCTAGCAATACCTTATCACATGTAATTATTAAATTATCTACTTGCACTGTTTTTTTCTCTTTTAAGTATTTTTGACAGTCTTTATGAAAAATTATATTAACATCAATATCCTCACCTCTTTTAGTTTTGTAGTGTTTTTTATATTTTTCTCCATGTGCGACTATAATTTCATACTCTTTCTCTTCATACCTAAAATAATATGTAATACCTTTAACAGCATCATCAATATGTATGCTATTACCATCTATATCCTCAGCGTATGTCATATTTTAGTAATTTTAAAGTATCTCCCTCCTGCACTTCTACCCTTCTCTAAATTGTATTTCTTAAACTTGCAGTACTCATTAATCATACGTAGATAAGTCTGAGCATTAAGATCGGCCCATCCCCCTGTGTAAGTCTGAAAGTCCTGAATGGAAGAATTGTTATAGTGTACCACATCTATGGTTACGTTACCCTCTATAACATAATCATAAAATTCCTTATTTGTAGCTGAGATTAAGCGTTTATCATCTGCATTAATAGCTTTTGATTTAACTAAGCCCATCGATAGGAATTTCTGAAGGTTACTGATCATATAGTTATCAAAGATTAACCAGTCTAATATAGTCCAGTGATCAAATAACAATCTACCATACTCATCTAGTGGGCTCCTATGAGCATTAAAGTACTGATTAAATTCTATCTCATGCCTTCTCCTATCATGGCTACCACCTGCACCACTTATCACATAGTTGGTAGTGATTACTATTTTGGGTGATCGTTCAAATGGGATAAAAATCTCATCTTTATTTTTTCTATTCACTGTTATTCCTTCTGAGATTAAACTAAATAACTGCTCAAAATCAAAGTTCTTTTTTACATCATCAAAGGCTAGGATCTGACTATCTAAATTCACTCTCTGATATACGAAATCACTCTTTTGTGGGTTAAAGCTCTTACCATCTATTTTTACTATATTTCTAATCTTACCTATAGCAGTTAGCACTAAGCTCTTACCACTACCTCCATTAGGATTATCATCTATCTCCTGATCATTAAAAATTATTGCCTTCTGATCTGTTTTGTCTTTGTATGTATGCAGTAAATATCCTAGTGTAGTCTCTAAAGCATCTACCCTCCGCTCATCATCTGCAGATACTTTGGATACAAAGCTCTTAAAATCATTTTGTATGGTCTTAGTTAGCTTGTAGTTCCTGTCTATTATTTGCCTATCCCATATATACCCATCAATATCTATATACGGTACTATATCCACCTTATCCTTAGTAATCTTAACTACTCCATTACGGTAAGGTATAAAGCTCACATCTTTAGTATCCTGTAACATCATTAACTCAATAGGATCTAGCATTGAAAGGTGCCCATCTGTAAAGAGGTAGGGTGATTTACTGCAATAGTTCCATACATCCACCTGCTTCTGCTTCATTAGGTGCCCTAGCACGAAATCCTTTATCTGATCTACTGAGCTGAGGTTTACTTTATTCTCTACCACCCTAACAAATGTAGATCTCTCTGCTCTTTCAGGGTAGTATTTTTGAAATCCGTATTTATTGAGGAAGTCTCTATACTTCATCGGATCCACAGAGATTACTTTCTTATCACTAATGGTCCAAAATGTATCCTCACTATTAGCTACCTCTTTTTTCACATCCTCTATCACATCAGGCTTAATATCTAATTGCTTAGATATATCACCAGGTGTAATTCCTTCCTTTAGTTTAGATTTAACCTTTAAGATAGTTTCTTTATCCTCAAAGTACTTTGTACCTTTATCCGCTCTTTTGTAAGCAGATCCTACACAGGTATTAATTTCGATTTGAGAAAAGCTTTTATCACTAAATTGGTGCATGTATAGCTTAGCCGTATTTTCACTTATACCATACTCAGCAAAACAGCTAGCAACTTTAAATACCCAATTATTTCTACCATTAGATATATCTCCATGGTTAAACTTCATTATATTCTCAATAATATTACCTTCATTAGTCATTGGCAGCACTGGCACCCTTTCAAATGAGCTATGCCCTTTCTCCTCTTCTATAAGAGTAAATACCTCAGCATCTAAATTGATATAAGCATTAGGATCATAGCTTTCAAAACATACCCTGCTAACATTACAGCTAGATGCATCAAAGTAATCACTATTAAAAAACTCCTGAAACGCTTTAAACCTTCTCTTGTGTGTGAATTTATCAGATGCTGGTATCTTAATCACACATTTTAAACCTTTACCTGATGGTGATACAAATATCATAAAGACATAAGGGCATTCAATTAGTCTATCCTTCTCAGCTTTCATTTCTTTACTGCTAGGATAATCATCAAAATCTAATATACAAAGGCCTGAGTGCTCAATAAGGCCATTATCATTTCTTTCATTAAAGGTGCCATTAAACATGATAGCTCTAAGGCTGTTTTTTAGGTTGCTGTAGGTAGGATTTTCCTCCTCCATCCCTCTAAGGGTAGTAATTTTTTCTATTAATTCAGGGTACCCTTCCTTAATTCTATTGTACACATCCACCACATCCTGAGTGTAGGGCGTTTCTTTAGAATTGAAGAGAGATTTAAAGACTGATATATTCATATTTAGGTTAGTTTAGGCAGTAAATATACTAAATTATTCATAATTGTGACAAGTTTAGGTTATTTTATGACAAGTTTATGACAAGTTTATGACAAGTTTTTTTTAGTAAGAACCGCACTGCTATTAAGTATTAGAGGTTTTATGACAAGATGACGAGAAATAAAACGAAAAAAAATATTTGAATTTTCAAATGTTTTCCAACCTCCCCTAATAAGAGGATTTGTCATATCGTCATTTTTTAGTAGTAGTTGCATCTTATCTGCTCTTTTAATTTCTCTAATTTATCAATAGTGTAGCACTCCAATACGCGCTGTTTAAGTGGCTTGTAGTATTGTGGGAGCACAAACTGCTCTCTGAGCTCTTTAGTATGCAGCATATAAGCATGATCTTTTTGCTTTGTGTAGATATTATGCTTAGTCATTCCGTTGATAACTGTTGCATGGCTCTGATTAAACAGCCTACCTATTTGTGATAAGGTCATTCCGTCTTTTTGTAGTACATGATACAAGTAATACCTCCGATATAGCACAGGCATAAACCTGCACTTATCTTTAAGGTCAAATTTGTCTATAATGTACTGCACTTCTTCTAATCTAGTCATGATAATAGCTTAGGGTTTACTGATTTGAATAACTCACTTTGACTATCTACTAATCCTACTGCATTAATGTAATCTATCTCTACTTTAGCACTGGCTATAATAGAAGTACTGAGCTGAGCTATTGCTTTAGCTTTATCCACTTCATTAGCGACCTGCTCAGTTGTTAATCCCTCATCAGATAATCTTTCTAATGCCATGAAAATATGATCCCTTAGATCACTTAGTTTGTTGTTTGCCATTTGTTTTTGCTTTTAGTTTATTGTTTAATTTAATTAAGTCCCTAACCTCTGCAGGGTACCTGTGTATGCTGTTCATTATTGCTACTTCTCCCCTTGTCTTTAACTGCAAATTGCTTAGTTCACAGTTCAAGTAGTTCCTATCTATAAAATTGACTACAGATCCTTTTGGTATTTCTCCATTTACCTGAGTCCATATATATCTATGCAGGAGCTCCCAATGGCTATCTTTAATTTTGATATATTGGTACAATCTACCCTGTGTATCTGCTCTCACATTAATAGTGCCTTTGGGTTTAGTGTTATGAGGCTTATGCCCTTGTTTAAACATTGACTTTTTCACCTTCTCATAAGTTTCTGTAGGCATCTTTTTACCTTTGTTATAAGGTGTGTGCCCTGGCTTAAATTGAAAAGACTCACCATTTCGTATCCCTTTCTGATACCTACTACTTGCTGCAGTCTTAAGGTAGTTTATGTCCTTATGTATCTTATATATCCATGCAATATTGTACACTTTTGATATTTTCACCCCTAAGTCTTTAGCTATTACGGCTGTGCTTTCAAATGGATATCTTTTAATTACTTCTGCTTTGATACTCATAACTCCTCTACTATATAACCATTATCAATATACCACTGGGGTGTATCTACTTGCTCATCTGTGTAGATGAAATCATGCAGATTACCATCTTTACCAAGGTAGCACTCCCACCATGAGCCGCCTTCAGGCTCTACGTTATCCTCTAGCCATACTCTATATTTTTTCATACTGTTCAACTTTTAAAATTAGTTTTGGCCACATAGCCATTTTCATTATTGCATGGTCTCTATCTATTGCTTCTAGTATTCTGATGGCAATTCGTTTTTTTCCGTTTTCAAAATAGTTGTAAGTTACTTTATATCTATTCATCTTTAAAGGTTTTATTTTGGTTAAAATCCTGTTCGCTTAGATAGTCAAGATAAAGTTCTAAATTAAAACTACCCCCTTTATCTTCTAAGGTTGATTGATTACGCCACCACCGAACACAATTCATCACGTTCGGTCTTATTGGTGTAAATTCGTTCTCTTGTATCTTTTCTGTTTTCATTTTTTTAGTTTTAGTATTCATTATAATAATCATCATCAAGTTCTTGACTTTCAATATAATCATCAATTCCGTAATAAATCAAATCTTGAAGAACAATATCTTCAATTTCTGCTTTTGCTGATAGCATTTCTTGGTTGTTTGGAAAATAAGGATGACAAATGCCGTTAATCCATTGTTGGCAATCTTCGGCGTAAACGTCAATTTTTGCTTCATATTCGTCTTCATTATAATAAACAAATTCCCATCTAAAATTCAAATGAAATTCAATATCATCTAATTCATAATAAAGACAAACATTATTTCGGTCGATAAATTCAATATCTTCAATATTCATTTTCTTAGTTTTAAAGGTTTGTAAAATAAGCTAAGGTATAAATACCTGCCCAAAACAATATAAACACAGCGGAGGTGCTTAAAACGTCTCTATGCTCATCTGTTAGGGGTGTAAAGTAATACACAAGGTCGGATAGTTTCTTTCTCATTTTCTTTGAATTTTGTAGATTTCGTTTACTGCTTTGATTTCTGCTTTCACTATTTGTGATTTCTCCATAGCTTTAGCTACATCGCAGATGCTCTCCCATTGTTTCTCATTAAAGGATGTTCCTGAGTTAATTTGCTGGAGTAGGTACTCAACAGCTGTTAAATTTTGATCGTTCATAATTGGTTAGTTTTAATTAGTGAAGCAAATATACGAATAAACAATTAATTGTAAACAATTTTTATGTAATTTATAATCATTCTAAATAAGGAATTTCCTTAACAAAAAAATACCCCCCTGCCAAACTAACCAAAGGTGCAGAGGGGTTAAGCTAATACATTGGGCGTATTAACCTAGTGCAAACTTACATATTAAATTTGTGACTATCTATATATTTGACAGTTTTTTTATCTCCCGATCTTTCTCTCACACATTTAATAGTGAGTATTCTACCACCTAATGGCTTAATAGGAGCTCCTCTCTCTACATGCCACCCTTTGGATCCATCTCCGTACTCTTCTTTGTAGGTACCTGTAAGCATTAGGTGGATTTGTTTCTGTTTAAGTGTGTAGCCTGACATTGAGTGAGTTTCAAGTGTATCTCTCACATCATTTCTGCATGAATTTTCATGTATATGTCCCATTGTAAATACATCAAAGTTCTCATAAAGTTCTAGCGCCCTGGTTAAATTGATAGCACCTTTGGTAACTACCCCACCACCACCTGATCCGTGGAAGTATTTTATTTTGGTAGAGAAAGAGGTGGTATTATTTTTACTAGTTGATTGCCTAACTACTACCCATCCACCATACCCCCCTAACTGCATATTAGAATTAGCTCTAAAATTTATATTATCTACAAATCTTTGAAGTATATCGGTTTCTTGCCATTTGATTATAGCAGTTTCATGGTTACCGTATCCTATTAACTTGATTATATGAGCATAAGGCTTAAACCATTCTACAGCTGTATTAACTATAGAGTCTAAATACATAGCATTATTGTGCTCAGGTCTTATATCAGATTTATTCCTCCTGTTATCACCTCTCCCCTGCATTAAGCAGAACATATCACCATTGATAATTACAGGGATGTTTTCTTCTAAGCAATAATCTAGGTGCCTTTTGATAAGATCCCTATCTGTATGTGGGTTATCCCAGTGCAAATCACTTAGCATAGCTATCCTTACTTCACTACCTTCTAGTTGAAGCTCGTGAACATTTTTAGAGTGTCTTATCATAAATTTATTTAAAGGGGTTGTATAGTTTATAAAGAAACTTAAGCACAAACAATACCACTATGCCTGCTATAGCACCATATAAGAACAGCATCCAATTAGTTTTGGACTTTTGTATCTTAGCTTCTTTATATATGTACTTATATTTAAGCACATCCTGCTTTACTAGTTGTGTTTTGTACCTATACTCAATTCTAGTTTGCCACCTAGTTTTAGGTATATAGATATTCTTAAAAAATATAACGGAGTCTTTGGTTGTTATTACCTTTTCCCATATAATGGTGTCATTTATTATTACAGGGATAGAGTCAATGGTCTGTATTTTTATTGTATCACTATCTGTAATCAATTTTAAGCCGTGTTTAAGAGCCTTTTTATAGTGGTATTGTGCCATTCGTTCGGACGAACACCCAAACATCGTTAAAACGCTTAAAAATACAATTAATTTTTTCATAAGTTCTGTAGCATTGCTATCATTCTAGGGCACGGATAGATGTCTGATTTATCTTTTCTCACACTATTGTGTGTAAATATACCATTTTCTCCCCTCAAAGCACGTTTATCAATATCAAAGATGCTAGCATAGTAATCTCTAGGGATGTTATACTGATCACAAAGGTAGACTAGAAGCTGTCTAGTGCTCTCTATTTGTGCATCCGTGTATTTTTGCCAATAGATATGACCTTTATATGGTTTGTCTAATATTGTAAGCTGAGTATAATCTACTTTACCACCTACATAGTTATAGTAGTAGCCATTTCTTTTAGTTAGTGGGCCAAAGTTACATATTTCTATCCCTACAGATAACCTATCTAAACCCCTATAAGTTACTCCTACCTCCTCAAATACTTCCTGTTTTAATCCCAAATGGTACGCCCAATTTTTAGAGCTAAAGCATTGCACTATTGTGCCTTTGGAGCCTATGATAAAAGCAGTTGCTACTTTGCCCACCTTTTGATTAAAGTATTTAGCTACTGATATAGCATCTGGTCCACCTGCAGTATGGTGCAAGTAGATTTGTTTCTTGTCCGTGAGCTCGTCTATGTATTGATCTTTAGATAATCGGTGTTGAACTATCCTGGTTATGTCTAAGTCCATTGATGTCTGTTTTAATTTCTTTAGCTCTTGCAAATAAATTTTTCATTCCCTGCCATATATCTATACCCTTAACTGCTTTGTAATTTTCATTTATGCTCATCACTTCAATTGATACCAGGACCAAAGAAAGTATTTTTGTAAGCATTAAAGGAACAGAAAAAAACTTTAAAATAATATCGTTAAGAATAAAATAATCAATTAGATAGAAACCAATTACAGCCACCTCATAAAGCATCAGCTTAGATATGATAGCAGATAACCTCCGTGAGGTTATGGCTACCCTTAATTTCTTAGCCTTCCATACCCCCATAATAGTATCTACCACAATAGCAAACCCAATTAAAAAAAGAATACCTGAAATAGGTAAAAAAAACGCTCCAACAACCGCTAATAGTTGTACCATTGATTGTTTGAACGTGGATAATAAGATAGCTAGCTGTAGTCTCATAGTATTAGTATGCTGTTATTATATCCATTTTCTCTAAGGTTACCACACATACCAGTGCAAGTAGTTTGAAATTGAGTTATGCAAGAGCAATTGTTAAACATAGGCCTAAGATCAGTATCCATGTTAGTGGCAGATATGAATATAGGAAATAAATTTTTATTAGTTAGTAGCCATCTGATTAATCTCTGCTCAAAGAAACTAGCTTTTTGTGCATAGTGTTCCATACCAAAGGCTACCTCTGAACGTGATACGCTAGCAGAGTAATCACCTGACTGTGTTTGTAATCCTTTATTTTTTAATTGATATGTTAATCCAAAAACCGCATCCTCTGCACTTCTCCATGCTATCACTGGCTGTATAAACTCCACTAAATCTATCTCATCAGGTGTAAGTGCCTGAGCATTGTAAGCTGTTAGCATGTGATTGTAGAAAGTAGTGCCCAAAATAGGCTGTATCCTTAGTGCTGCCTGAGTAGCTATGTATGGAGTAACATCTGTTACATCTACATTCGCAGTTATAGGAGTATTAACTTTTAAGTATGTTTCTGTTATGAAGTATAGCATTATACAGGGGTTGTTGTTTCGGTTACTACTATAGCAGCTGCTGCACTCTGAGTCATATCTCCACCCTCAATTGGTGGCAAAGAAGCCAACGCTCTCACCTCATTTATAGTCATAGTTTCAAGAACCTTATTAGCTACCAATGGACTGAGCGAGTTTATCGCATCATTTACTTTTGAGCTTTCAGCCTCTAGCTCTACTATATTTTCATTAATTATCTGAAAGTTATTGATAGTAAATTCTGCAGGTATCTTAGCGATTGTTAAGAGCTCATTAAAGATAGCCATTACACAGCCTCTTAGCTCCATTACTACATTCTTTTCAAATATCACATATGCCTGCTTAATATCTGCACCTCCTCCAAGGCTTCCTGTAGTTCTTACTCCCATTAAGATAGGATCAATAGTGTGAGCAAAACAAATCTGCTCTGTATTAAGCTGTGAGGCTTCCTGAAAGAGACTATCATTACCATTTGTAGGTAGGCTTTCTATCTTAGGTAACTGATCCTGTGAATTAGCAAAAAATGCCACAGCTTTACCAGCGTTTACAGCTCCCTTAAGCTTATTTAGAGTTTCCTTAATCATGTGCTTTTCCTCCTCTGATTGCGGTCTCTTAGGAAACATCATAGCAAAAGATGGAAATACACTATTTTGAATATTGCTCTTAGCAAAGTAGGAAAGCTCCCCACTAAGGAAGGCAAAGTTAAGTGCTGAGGTGTATTGTGGTAGTGAGTAGTAATCCTGCCCTAGTGATTTAATCTCATAGCAATATAATTGCTCATAATCAGAGCATGCTACGTGATAAGGTTTGATTTCTTTTACATCTATATTCGTACTCCAGTCTTCACATAGATAGTACATATCTTTAAACCTAGATATCCTTACTTTTTCAGGTGATATATTTTCTATTTTGACTAATTTCTTAGTGCTATCAAAATAAAGTTTAAAATATACCCTATTATGTACAATCAATTGCTTAGTAACAGCTTTAACTATATGCTTTAGTTTTGTTTTCCTTTCAAACATATACAACTCTAATTTTTCAGGCGTTGTTAATTTGTCGGTTGCTAAAGCAAAACCGCCACCTATCACTGCATTAGTTTTGTAATCACATATTGCACCATGAAGTGGGCTAGAATAATACATTTGATTAAGTAGCTCAGGATAAAGATTATCATTACCAAATCTTACCCACATATTAGTAGCGTATCTACCATTTACATAAGGCAAAGTTAGATTACCTTTTCCTACAGGTAAAAATGGAGTACTAAAAGATTGATAACCTTCCACCATTTCAGGAGCCGTACTCTCTTTCTTAAATAAATTATTATACCATGCCATAGTTAATCGTATATTGAGGTGCCTACTGGCCCACTTACCACCATTCTACCCTCTTCTATCACCACACCTGTGGACTGTGCAATAGTTAAAGGTAGTACATAGGGTACTGAGCTCTCATAAATTTGATATACAAACTGCCCTTGTAATAAAGTAATATCTACAGGCTCATTAAGTACAAAGAGATTGTACCTTTCAGGCCATAAGCTAGCATCAGCAGTAGTAAATAGCTGAGGTAGACTAGTAGTATTCATTTCATTAGTAAAAGCAAATAGATAATGAGGGGTAGATACAGTAGTAACCTCTGTTAAGGTTAGCACTACCTGGTTAATTACTCCCTGTTCAATGTATATCATACCTATATTATATGTTTACTTCAAAATGTTTAGAAATAAAAAAGCCCCACTAATTGCAGGGCTAATTTTAAGCGTATTAAGAATATTAAGATACTCCAATAGCAGCTAAAGCTGCAGGAAGCATATCTACTTCATAAGCTAAGTACTCATTTTCAGCTACCAAAGTAACGGCATATTTGCTACCATCTGCTCTAGCAGTTCCTGATCCTTCAGCTACTGCAGAAACTTGCAAGTAAGGGAAGTACCAATACTTACCATTCGCATCTAAAATAATAGCTGTTAAATACTGTTGCCCTGATCCCAAAATTTTGATAGCTCTTGACTTATCAGCCTCACGTCTATGGAACATTAAAGCAATAGTCTGAGTAACAAAAGATGAGCCATTTACTAGGTCAATAGCAGCCTCTTCTGTAAAGGATGAAGTGTTCCTACGGATATAAAAGTTTTCAAATAAAGTAACACCTGCTAAGGTAATACCTGTAATAGACCATCCTAAACCTGCAGATGGATCAGTTGGTGTAATAGAAGCGATCTCATCTTGTTGGTTTATCCATATACCATAGATACCCCCACTGTTGTTATCGCAACTTTTTAAAATGGCCTCGAGGGCTTGACATGTTGGCATGATTTTAAAGTTTATATAAAGGGGGTTGCCCCCCTCTATGAGTGAATATTAAGCGTAGTAAACGATATCTGTTGGATTAACAAAGCTAAATCCTACTTTCATATTAGCACGTGTTCTGATAATTGGCTCAGCAACAGTATCTGCTAAGTTTACAGCACGTAAGTCAGAAGAGTCACCCTCACCATCAAAAGCATAAATAAGGTTATCTTTCAAAGTGATTACAAATGTATCATTAGACATACCTGGACAAGTAACTATTTTAATACCTAAATAAGTCAATGCCAAATCTTGTGTGATAAATGCATTCGTATTACCTGAAGCTACACCTAATCGGTAAATATTCACCAATTGAGTAGGCAAGTAGATACGTAAGTCAGCAGTTCTAGAAGCAATAGCAGCAGGAACTAAAGCGAAAGCCGCTTCTAATTTAGCACCTAATCCACCCACTCCTGAGAATGTAGTGATAGCACCTGTACCACCATTGATAGCATCACCAGCTACAACTGAAGCAGCTAATCCTTTCTCGTAACCATCACACAAAGCAAGTTGTGGATTAGCAGATAGGATATCACCTTGCCATCTTAATGCTTCAATTTGTCCTGCAATAGCATTAGCCATCTCGGACCAGTAGAAGTTAAAGAAAGAAGCTACTGAGAAATCACCGTTAGAACCTTGTGCCATTTGTAAAGATACAAAAGACTGCTCTAAGTCAAATTGGCAAATTTGAGCCATTGCAGAAAGAGCACATACATCTACTTCATGAGAGCTTAAGTCGTCTGTGTTATGGTTAGAGAAGCTACAAGGGCTAGCAGCTAGTAAGCCTGTGCCAAAAGTAACCGTTCCGATTTTAGTTTTGTACTTGATACCAGGTAAAGTACGGAAGTTATCAGGAATATCACTACCTGAAAGGTAAGCTTGCGCGTAGAACGCCTCAGCGTTCGGTGCTAATAATGCAGAAGCATCAATGTTTAAATCAAATTTTAGTTTTCTCATTGTTTTTTGTTTTTTTTATTGGTTGTTAAATTTATTGAATTTACTTAATTTTTGCTGTACACTCATCTTTACAGCCTCTTCCATAACCTCCTCTTCTGTTTCTACTACTAGAGACTCTTCCAACTGATTTTTTAAATCAGCTATCATAGCCACAAGTGCATCCACTTGTTCAGTAATTAATGGGCGTACTATCTCTAGTATTGCCTCAGCATCCATAGTAGGATCTACAGCCATAGTTTCCTCTTCTACTACTTCCTCTTCTTCTTCTACTACTGTATCAGCCATAGCTTCCTCTTCTACTACTACTTCCTCTTCTCTAATTTCAGTGATTTCACCATCTACTACGACATAGATTTTGCCGTCAATTAAGTGTTCACCATCAGGTAATTTATTCATATTATTTAGTTTAAGTTGTTGCTGTTCTTTGAGCTTCATACCAAGATAACCCTCAATTGAAAAGCCTACCTGCCCATCTGCTACCAGTTGTGCATAGTATTCTTTATCTGTTACCTGAGCTGTTACCATTAGTGTGCCTTCAGGTACTTCTATCCCAAAACTAGAATAAGCCTTATCCTCTTTGGGTGTATCTACTATCCATGCTTCTAATACATAAGCAGGTACAGTTTTCTCCGTATCATGCTCTAGGTTAAAAAGATCCTTATTACTCATATCACGCATAAACTTTGCATGAATTTTCTCTATCTCTTCTATGGTAAACTTAACATAGTACTCTTTGTTCTCTTCATCATCCTTTCGGTATATCTCCATAGGGATAAGAGCAGGTGCTACTATTCGATACTTAACATCATCTGTAAATATCATGGGCTTAACCTGGCTATTAAAAGCCATACCCATAACTTTGATAGCAGGCGTGGATGTAAAAGCTATTTGTTCTATACCTAAGTCCTCCCCATTTTCAGAGTATTCAGGATCAATAGTAATTTTGTAAACAGGTAGATTATCTTTTGCCATACCTATATTATAATAATTCATATATTTGTAAAAAAATTAACTATGGTAACTATTTTAGGAAGGGAGATCCCCAACAAAATTGAAGAGCTGACTATTGAGCAGTTTGAAGCAATTACAGATATTAACAATAATAAAGAGATAGATCCTGTGGATAGGCATCTGCAAATCTTTGAGTACTTAGGCATCCCTGAAAAGGAATTTTTTGACTTTGATATTGCAGATTTTATTGATATTGTTAAAGAGTTTAATACTACACCTGAGCTTACTAATAGTATGGAGCCTGTAGGCACACTAGAGCTAGATGGATTTACCTATACTGCAGAGCTTAAGCTAACAGTACGTGAAACAAAGCTAATAGAAAAGATAGCCATCCACAAACAAAAGGGATACATATCTGATATGATGGCTGTTATGTTCAAAGCGGATCACCTAACTAATGCAGAGCACTATACAGAAGCTCACCTTAAGCTAAAGTCTAAGCACATTAGGAAGTTGAAAGCGGAGTTGTGCATCCCTTACATTATGTTTGTGGCTAACAAGGTAAAAAAACAAGTAGAAAATGTACCTACCGAAGCAGTGGAGTGAAGTAACTGTAGAGCAGTTTATGGAGATTGCTGAGATAGACAAAGAGCTAGGGGCTTATCATTATAATAGTGAGATACTTTCTATCATCACAGATGAGTCCCCTGAGTCTATTGAGGATATGGATATAGATGAGCTGAAAGGNTACATAGATGAGTGCAAGTGGGCCCTCTCACAGCCATCTAATAAATATAAGCATGAACTCTTAGGTATGAAAGTTAAGCCCTTTAATAAATTGTGCCTTTATGAGTACATAGACCTGGACTATTATTTCACTAATAACTACATAACTAACTTAGCTAATATCTGTGGTATTTTATATAGACAAACAAAAGTAAATGAGTGGGGGGAGGAAGTGATAGAGCCTTACGAATATGATTGCACTATCAGAGCTGAGAAGTTTTTAGATTTACCTATCACAGATGTGTATGGTCTCATTAATGAGTTTCTAAAGTTTAGGGATAATTTTCTTAACACCTATAAAAACTTATTCCAAGGGGAGGAGCTAGCAGAATTAACAACAGCAGAGAAGGCAGGGCTTACACCTGATGAGCTGAAAGAGGAGGAGGATAGTAAGAAAGATAGTAAGTGGAGCTGGGAGCGTATGATATACGGCCTGTGTAATAATGATCTTACCAAGTCTGATAAGATAGGAGGGTTACCCCTTACCTATGTTTTTAATATGATGGGGATGAAAAAAGAGTTAGACATCTAAAGGGAAGCCAGGTGTAAATCCTGCAGGAGGATCTGTTGCTTCAAATGTATAAACTATCCTTTGATTTTTTTCTAATACTTCCACCACCTCTAGTATCGGAAATCTCTTAGATAACCACTCAGTATATTGAGAGTAAATCTCAGCAGTAATGCCTGCAGAGTTCAGCTCTTCTGTGAATTGTGCTACATAATCTCTAGGAGTAATTACTCCACCATTCCATAAAAACGCTCCGTTATTTAAAAATATAAAATAATACATAGCTATTATCTGTATCTCTAATTTCTCAAAACCTGTAATCTTAGCATTGATCCTGATACTTTCTACTAGGGTACCTTCGCCATCTACTATATCATCCCTAAGTATTCGTTTCAATATAGTAGCCATCCTTCTCCTAGTCGGATATAGTACATTAAACTCACCTGTGTTTGCGTATCTTCCCATTATTGTATTTTTTCTACTAGCACCCCATAACTCTGAGTATTTGCTGCTACTGTATTGTTTTGAATTGTAAAATATAAGTACTGCGGAGTAGTGAAATTTTTAGAGATTACATCAAAAGCAGCCGATAATCCATAGTCTGCATTAACGTTTCCACCTGCTTGTATTGTTTTAATACTTCCTGAAGCACCTCCTATTACAGGCATAGTCCTATATATAGATACCATACCAGCACTACCAATAGCATTAGTAGCTAAGAGAGTAGAGGTTGTTAATTGTGCAAGTGTAGGGGAAGCAATTGTCCCTATTCTTATTCTACTCTTAGGAGCGGCCCCTCCTAATGTTACTACCCTTGCAATAAAAGATGAGCGAAGCATAGCATTGCTTATTGTTGTAGGTATGGGTACAGAAGCAATCAAAGTTTCATTGGTAGTTCCAGTTACTACTGTAACAGCAGATGAGCAATATAAAGCACCACTACCACTACCTCCACTAGCAGCTGCTATAATTTGAGTGCCTGTAATTGCTGTATTAACAGGAAGCCCTCCTATAATGGAAGTACACTCTATCAAATCCGTTGCTTGTAAGTCACCTGTGTGAGCAGGTAGATTAGGTCTCCATGAGCCCCACCATCCATTAGCCATATACCTATATTATATTATTAAATCCATTTGTTTAAATTGGCACAGCACAGTCGGTCCAGTCATTAACTGTTAAGGTAATACTCATCTGATACCCTGCAGCATAATCTAGTAGATCATTGTTGAGGGGCGTAAAGGTAGGAACTCCTACCACATCAAAACTGTAATCAGTGCTATCCATGTAATAGATGTACAAATCATTTAGTATCTGTTGTGTATCGCTTAAAATTGTTATGATGTTAGCTCTATCTTTTTGAATAATATCATAGCAGTAAATATCAAAATTAAACTCTGTAGTGTTTTCAGTTGGTATCACTCCACTAGGCACAATATACACTAAAGGGTATTTCTCGTCTTGAGTGGCAAAATTATATAATTGCTCTTTGAAATCACTACCTACTTTGAATACTTGCTTATGTGCTGTATAAAAAGCTATGATATGGTTTGTTATTGCTTGTAAACTGTTCATAATTCTGCTGATTTATTTATTCGATTAATTTTATCTTGCACTGATGTTACTTGAGTTTCACTTACTATAGCTGTTACGCTCATTGATGAGCTACTAGAACCCCCACCTGCACTAAAGCTCCCCCCTGTGTTAGCACTACCAAATAATT